CCACTAGATGATCTAGTTTTCATAAACTGTATTTGATATCTTCCACGTTCTTTCATTGCTCTACTTGTAAAGATACCTATCACGTTATCAGCAGTTTGTATCTTACTCAACCCTCCACTAATGTGCGAGTGATCAAATTCTATTTCTTCTACTGCCGCTCTGTTTAACTGCGATGCAGTAACAAACACACACTGCATTTCCATTGCCAAGTTACGTAGTTCTTCACTTACGTATTTGTCTTTAACAAACAAATCACTTGGCGATACTTTAATGCTCAACGGCATCAGCAAATCTAAATAGTCAATCAATAATACATCTGGTTGGCACTTGTTTTTAATTGACCATTCTTTAACATAACTTCTTATATCATTTGCATTCTTACCACTTGGCATATATTTGATTTGTATCTTACCTGACTTCTTGCCCATCATCTTGACTTTCATTTCTATATCATCAAGATTCTTAAACACATCTCTAGTAGCAACTCCTGTAAGCATACTATCAATACGCATTGCCGTTAGTGCTTCAGAAAGTTCTAAACTAATATACAACACGTTCATGCCTTCTAGTGCAAAGTTTACAGCCATATTCTGTAAGAACAAACTCTTACCTGCACCTGATCCACCTGCCCATATATTAAGTTCACCTCTGTTGAACCCACCAAACAGTTTTCTATCAATGCTTGGCCAACCTGTGCTTACTTGTCCGTTGTTGTCCTTTAGTCCTTCTAGTCTACCTTTAGGATCAAAAAAGTAATCTGTACCCATATCTTTTGCAAGACCAATTTGTATTGCTTCTTTTACTAGTCCTTCAACCGGACCATACTCACCTTTTTCAAGTAAGTCAGCACTCTTAAGAATTGCACGTTCTAGTGCTTTGTGTCTACTAAACTGTTCAAATGTATCCAACAACCAATCTGTGTGTTCTTGTCCTATACTACTTGCATCTTTTAATGTTGTACCACAACTAGTGTTAACAATGTCAAGTTCAGGCATAACTTTGTATTCATCAACATACTTGCTAATAAATTCTGCACCATCACGTAGTTGTTGATCAAAGTTTTCACTTTCAAAAATGCCTTGACATCTAACAAATGCTTCTGCATCTGAAAGAAACATTTCTAAAAACAACTTCTGTATTTCTTGATTAAAATCTTGCATAGTTATATTATACTACCTTTTTGTTTATTCTGCAAAGTAAGTTTTCGCCAATAGTTGAATCTTCAAGCCTGTTACTTTAGATGATACTATTTTTTGCATTGTGTATATCTTACCGTATCGTTCAACTGCTTCTGCGACATCTTTAATATCGTTGTCGGGCCATTCAGGAAACGAAACGCTCCATCCATATTTAACTGCATCGGTTACTAGTTGCTCTCCACTTTGATCCTTGTCAGGAACAACTATAACTTCACGTTGTAGACTGTTAATAAGCATACTCTGTTGATCGTTTACTTCATTACGTAGTACTGCTACACCGCCTACACTAATAGCATCAAACGGACCTTCTACTACAATTACAAACTGTCTATCATATCCTTGACTATCTAAGTTAAACACATAGCCTGGTTGACTATCTGTAATATACTTAGGTGAGCCGTCGCCTAGTTTACGAGCAGTGTAACCGACTATGTCCCCTTGATAATAAAATGGAACTATCAGCCTTGACTTGTATGATCCTTCGCAGGTCCACATAAAGTCGTAGTCCTCAATATCAAGGCCACGATCGTTAACTATATATTCGACGGCTCTAATGAACTCTGGATCTAATCCACTTGGTTCGAGTGCTTTCCAATCATGCCACTCCATTATAGGTTTAGCACCAACTGGCAGTTCTTTCTTTTCAAATACAGGCAACTGTATAGTAGGTGTTCCACCGTCTATGACGTGCTCCTCTTTTATACGTAGTGCCTCCAAAGCAATTTTGGTTATCTCTGAGTTTGGCATTCCGAACCATCCAAGTAGTTTCTTCATCTTGTAAGATAAGTTTCTACCCGGAATGAATGATGCTGTATAGCCACAGTTAAAACAGTGATAACTCACTGTACCGTCACCATTGAACATTATTCCACCACGCTTACGTTTGTCTGTGCTTTCGCCGTTATGAACACAGCATGGAGCATCAAAAGAAATCCACCCACTAGGGGTTTGCTTTCTTTTTGCAGGCAAGGTAGTCGTAATGCTAGATTGTATCGAATTCATATTACTAGTTTAACTTCTAACTAGTACTTTGTCAAGTGTTCCGGTGTTCGAAATGGCAGGTAAATGTTTTACTTTGAAGTAGTTGTATACTCCTGTAACATTAGCATAACCAATTGTGTCTTGGTTTGTTAAACTAACAGTAGTCAAATCTACCCAACTAGTATCAGCAGTAACTTGGCTATCTAATGTACCTTGTATTGTAACATCGCCTGTGTACGAGTTACTATAGTGTGTAAACGTATGTATAGCATTGTTGCGTTTGTACTCTGCTTGTGCATCTACAATACTACTAAAGTATTCTGTAATCTGTCCGCCATATGTATAAAAATGTGACGTAGTAGGACGAAGAAACTCTGTATTTGGTAATTCAACACTGTTTGTAAATGCAGGATATACATGGTCAACAATTTCTAAAGTACCAGCAACGCCGTAGTGTGTGTTTGCATAAGTTGCATGATTACCTGAACCGCCAATAGTTCTAGTAACACTAAACTTATAAAACTTGCTTACTAAAGACGCCGTATCGCTCTCTGTAAGCGTGATTGTAGCAACACCCTTTGTAGATGTTGTACTGCCGTCATCAAGTGTTGTACATGCTTTTTGTAGGTGTACAGCACCGGTTTCGTTGTTCACTAAATTAAATGTTAGTGTTTCGCCGTTCATGTCTAACGGTTTCTGGTCTTGGTTTTTAACGGTAAATTTAATGGTGTTCGTAACACCCTTAACTACCTGAATATCTTTCTGGTACATTGGCGTATATCCTTGTTTTACGGTCCCGTCCAAATCACTGAACAAGGTAAATCCGGTTTCATAAATATATATGGGTAACTTATGCATATTGAGTTCATCCTATAATACTATTTATTGGAAAGACATGACAACAGTACAAGAAGATTTACAAGAAAAGTTTCCGTTTTTAAGTTGTTTAAAACACGGTGATAATGAATACGTTGGTATAATCATTAACCAAGATTCAAGTGTTACAAGTATATATGATTATTCTACATGTAACAACGATGCACAAAAACTACGTCTACTAGAATGTGGCGATAGTTGGTGGTGGGAGTCTAATAGAAAAATACCAATTAACATCTTTATGAAACAAGATATGGCACCGTTCAGAAGTCTTATTAAGACGTTTGCGACAAAAGATGTAGAATTATTATTCGGACCTATGGTTAGGTTAAATGATATAACTGAAAAAAGAATTAAAAGAAAGAGTATTCAGTTAGTAAGAAAGATCAAATAGTATTTGTATTTTTATACCTTAGCCAAGTAAAATAATCAACAACTATAAACTGCAACAATATTCCTAAAGGTACTAAAGTCCCTCCGAATAGTATCCATGGAAGAATAAACATCCACAACAAAAGCCTAAACAGATACTTCATAACAAGTTCACTAGGTACAGTCCATGTCAACCATGGACCTGGATCTTTAATATGCTTTGGTCTATAATCTTCCCACTCGTAATTCATTAGTAACTCGCATACACTACAAATAATATACAAGCAATAAATCCTGCAACCAATACATGGTTACCAAGATTCAACCAACTCGTTCCTACTGTGTGACTATTCTTTGGATCTATAAATTTATTTTTCATTATACACGTCTTTCTTTTACACTAGCACAATCTACACAAAGTTCTACACCGGGTACTAGTTCTTGTCTTGCTTTAGGTATGTCGTTACCACATTCAATACATTCTTCTAGACTTGGTTTTAGTTTTTGTTTGGCTAGTTTCTCCCTATGCTTCCTTAATACTGCTTCGTTCTCTAGTAATGCACTTACTTGTGCAATCTCTTGTTCTTCAAATGTGTCGTTGTTAAAAATAAATTGTTCTTCATTATTCATATATTTCTTCACAGATTAAATTCATATGTACCACAATCGCATGTGCATAAGCAACTGCGTGTGCCTTTTTAAAGTAGTATTCATCACCTGTTGGTTTTGTCCACACTTCGTTCATTATCGTTTGCCAGTCCTTGTTCGCTAGATGTCTTTTCGCTGGACGAATTATCGCTAGTGTCGCCGCTAATTTTTCTACCGAGTTGGGCTTCAATACTTTCAATAGATCGTTGTGCCCGTTTAGATGAAAGACTCTTTCGCTGAAGTCTTCGTGTTCCAATAGTTCCCATAATGGTTCCTTTCCCATAAGTCTTTGTAAATGTTCTTCGTTCTTGACATGCTCATATATGTGAACATTAAGCATATCAATTTTAAAGTAACCTCGTTCATCTGCAACTTTATGATCTAAAGTACAGCGTCCAGTAAACGGATCAAGTGGAGCATTGTGAAAGTATACACCTGTATTATGTTTCTTTAATTGATCTTTTTCATTTCGTGATCCTTTAATATGCTTAAACTTTGTTAGCACATTATCACGATCAAAAAAATCTAAATCAATATCAGGCATTATTTTTTACTCTTTGCTTCATATTCGTCTTTTAGTTTTTGTAAGTGTGGAGGTAAATCCCAACCAAACACTGCCGCAAGTTGGCCGCCACTGTTTTCCCAGTCTGAAGTTTCAATGCCTTTTTTCATACCAAATCCTAATCCGCCTTTTGTTTTAGTGTGTATTTCCGGATCATATTGTGAATGATCCGAATATTTGTTACTTTGTTTTTTCATACATTTGTCTATCATTTGCGATATCTCTTGCTAGTGCTTGGATATCTTGCACAAGTTCATCTATTTGATGATCTTGCTCTTTGGTTCTATTCCTTTTTGGAATATCATATTTAAGTCTACGTAAGTTCATAGACTTGTTATACATTACGTTTATTTTATCACACAGTTGACTGATCTTGTGTAGCATCAGTAACCTCCTCTGTTACATCTTCCTCAATAATATCTATATTATATACTGGAAAGCCGCTTCTGTCAAATGTTCTTTTGTCATCTGTAACATAAATGTGTGATTTAATTTTACCATTTATACCTTCAGCCATTATACTTTTTTGTGTAATTGACCCTTTGTATTCTGTACCGTCTTTTTGAATTAGACGTAGTCTTAAATGACCGCCTCCGTATATGCGGTCGATTGGTTCTCCGTTACGCATATTACTTACTATTGTATATTCGCCTTTTTCAAAATCATATGAATCAGTCAATTTGAGCCTCCTTAATAATTTCTTTGGTTAATTCTACATCGACAGGTTTTGCTTTAAACTGTCTTGTCCAAAAAGGAACATCTAATGCTGGCTCAACTATTGCTAGTTGTTCGTCATTAAAGTTTTGCAACATTGCTTGTCCTGTTTTTGAATTCAGTAAGATCCAAGGACTAATCAGTCCATTTCTAATATCATTTACAGCACGATTAATCCCACAATATCTAAAGTAGTCGTTGTACTGTGCGTCTTGTTTGTCTGCCCATTCCATCATTGTTTTTACACTACGTTCCAGTGCAGATTCAGTTGGCTCTATTTTAATCATTTCAAACATGTACTTATCATACAGTTCATCACGACACCAATGATCTAATTTTACATTTGATTTGATAACAAAGTCAATAAACTTTTCTGGATACAACGGATTAATGTTTGTAACAAAACTACCAAACTTTACAAATGCATTATAGTAACTACTCTTACAAAACTCTGCATATGTTTTCTCTTTACTTCGTTGTACTAATACATAAAACTTATTAAATGCTAAGAATCCTACTTGTACACGCTTCTCGTCTTTTTGTAAGTATCGACGTTTAGGCTCACACATATGCGCCATTAGAGTTTTTTCTTTTTGAAAACTCTTACCGCAGTGTACACATTTGAATTCTTTATTTTGCATTTGGATCATGGTCTTTAATGTATTGGCTTTGTTCTTTCTTTGACATAATACTTGATAATAATTCTGCATCATCTAACTTCATATTTGGATTTTTATCTAACAACGTTTGTGTAAATTTGTTCTTTGCTTGTTTCTTAGGAGCCGCTTGATATGTATGAAAGAAGTTTTCATATGCTCCGCACATTGCCATTAGTTTCCATAACAAGCCTTTATGATTCTTACTTAATGACCAATGATGTTTATTAACAAATTCATTACACATTTCTAAATAGTGTTCTTGAAAAAATGTATCACCTTTAACACTACTTACATAACGCATAGCAATAAACGGAGCAAATAACTTTTTATCGTCATCGCTGAGTCTGTTATACCAATCTTTGTCACGACGGTCAACTGCACCTAACATTGCTTTTAAATCTAAAAACTTTTTCTTTTGTGCCATTAATTTTCCTCTATGCTTATATTGTATACTAGTTTAACTTCTTTTAATAAATTTTGCAAGGTTTTATTTCCTTGTTCGGCTAAACATTGTATTACATGAAACTCATATTCTGTAATGTGCCATTCTGGAAATACAGGTTTTTCAATACATATACGCTCACCTGAATCCGTATCTCGTTCGTACACAGTTTTGCCTCCGTCTGGTGATTCGTATATCTTTACCATCTAATCCTTTAATAATCTCTTCTTCATATCTCTATAAGCATTTACAAATTTACTTTTTATATTAAGTTCATTCATTTTATAAACTTCTTTTAGTTCATCTGTATTTTCACTCACGTTAAGTTTCCAGTCATCTCTTTTAACAGGCATGTACATACACAACGGTGTTCCTCTTTCTAGTGTGTATCTACCATAACCTTTCATAGCCATTTGTTGATTCATTGCATGATGTATGTCACTGTATATTGCTCCAGGCAATACATCAAACGGCTGATCGTAGTGATAAAACATTGGTAGTTGAAGTACATTGTATCCAGGTGGTGTCTTTACTTTCCATGGACAAACTGCCTTTAATATAAACTTATAGTCTGTGTTTACATGTTCTAAAAACTGATTTTTATGATGTCCTTCAAATATAAACTCTGGGTTACTTGCTTTATATCTAAAACCTTGTTCTTGTATTTCAACTTCTAAGTCACACCATAAAGGCACAACAAATGCATTAGCAAACATGTCAACTATAGCAGGACATCTTTTAAATGTTCCGTGGTCTTCTACACGAGGGTCACCAACTCCGCTAAATTGTGGCATCTTCTTAAACCAACTAGGCAAGTATTCGTTAGCACGTTTAATAGGTACTATCTTTTCTACTCCGTCAACTACACTCCAAAAAGTGATTTCAGTATCATTGTTAGTTTTAAAGTTTAACATTATTTTACTGGCTTGCCTTGTGAACGTCTTACAATATCATTATGATTAAATTCTGCCCAATAAAGTTCAAATGCTACACCATCTTCAAGTCCTTCAAACTGATGAATTTTACCTGGCTTAACTTGTGTAAAGTCACCTGCTTCAAGAATAGTTTCGTCAACTAGTCCGTTTTGTACTCCGTCTTGCCAAACACGTACAATCATTTTACCCGACTCAACAAAGAAGCCATTCCACTTAAATTCGTGTTCATGTTCTGAACATTTGTATCCTGCTTTGTATTCAATACGGTGAAACTCTAGTACACCGTTTGCGTGGATCAATTCTGTTTGACCCCAAATTTTTCCTGCTTTCATAGTCATTCCTTTCTCCTACCAAACTAAACTAAAATCAATTAGTTCGCTTTGTCTACTTACTTCCTTTACAAAAAACGCACAGTTTGGATTTTTCTTTTTTTGTATAGGTGTTGTTAGTAATTGTCCATTTTTTAATTTAGGAAAATAAAATTTTACATCCTGGTAAACATTTATTACATCTACAGGTAAAAAGTTTGGACGATTACTTGTTAGTGGATTAAAACAAAACGCTTCAAATCCTCTATCATTTAAACTAGTTAACGGTAATACTTCTAAGTCTCCTACTTCACTATTTCCAACTACCATGCTCCATTCTAGTGGCATCTGTACTTGATGTTCTCCTACCTGCAACACTACAGCCGGTGAACTAAAACTTTCTAAATAAATTAAAGGTACAAAAAAGTAGTCCGGATCTTTGGGATCTGAATTGTCTAATACACTGTATCTAATGTCTTTATCTATTTCTTTAGGCAAAGTGTTTAGATCAAAGTGTTCGTTATCTAATGTTAATATTTGCATTTGTTCTCCTAGTCAATGGCTATCTTTTCAATAGTGAAAGGATAGTTTGCTTCTTTATAATATTTTTTTCTTTGTGTTAGGTGTCTCTTCGCAAATTTACATCTGCTTGTTATATCCCAAATTTGCACGAAATCTTTGTCTTCTGCCTTTCTAACGCCTCTGCCAATAGACTGAATGACGCGAACAAAAGACTTACCAGGCTCAATAAG